TCTCAACCGAATCAACAGGGCTGTCGTACATTTTACCGGCCATCAGGATAATGGCAGCTTTTATAAGTGCGGGTACTGCGGCTGCATTGGCATAACCGGCATTAAAACGGATCTGCAAAGCATCTGGGCGATCGTACAAAATAAAATCTGTTTTAAACTGTATGATACCGGAATAGGCAGATGATACAATGTAATCGGTATCGGCAACCAATGTTTGCAGCACATTTTCGGCATCGTAATACTTGATAGATACTATGCTGATAAATGGAGCTTTGGCAAGTTTAATAAATTCAAAAAAAGTATCCATTTGCAACTCCCACACGGCGGGCATCAACTGTAAGCCAGTGAATCGCTCGGAATAATCAACCGCAGATTGCAGATACAAAGCAAGTATTGCATCTTTTTCAGTGTGAAAAATGCCTATGTTTTGTTTTAGTTCTTCAACTGTAACAGGCAGGGCGGCGGATGGTGTGATTAAATGGTACATTGATTTACTATTTGTTTATTTACGATTCCCTTCGATACGCTTCGCTACTCAGGGAGCGGGACATTAATGTATTCGGTGATTTCGGCGGCTAGTTTTTTGCCTATGCCTTTTATGTTGGTAAGCGATTCAGCTATTTTCCTGACATCTTCGAGCGTTTTGATTCCTTCTTTGTACAAAATCAAACGTCCGGGCAATTCGTCGGGCAATTCGTTATCGTCTCCCTCGGTTGCCGGAACAATGATTGCAAAACCATCATCCACCAAACGCGCTGCTGATTCAGGATGCAAATCGGCAATGTCTCCTTCAAAATAGGCGAATCCGAAAGCGGGTTTTTTGAATTTTATTTTCATGATTTTTGTTTTGTAAAGTTCTGTTAAAACCTCCCGGCCAACTCGTAGCCGGGAGGAAAAAACAAACTATGAAATACACACTTCGATAAACTCAGTGACCAGACTATGCGGTTAATGCATCTTTCATTGCTGCGAAAGATTCTTTATTGCGGGCAGCAACGTCGTGGAACGAATGAAGTACAACTTCAACTTCACCATTCAATTTCTTGGCAAATGGATCTACAACCAAATCGTAACCGCCCCACTGACCAATGATCAGATCGTTGAAATTTCCGAAAATGATTGCTGAACAAACTTCAACACCTGTTCCGGCGCCTTTGGTGAGATTTGATGGAACTGCATTTGAAACAGCAGCATTGTAACCATTGATTTGATTACCTTCCCATACATACCCGGAAACACCTGAAGCTTTTAATGTCTGTTTCAGTAATCCGCGAACTTTTGCGTTGGTCAAATAAGCCATTGTTCCGAAATCGGCGTTATCAATTGCCACCTGAGTTTCAAGGTCAACCAAATGCGCCCATGTAGGTTTCAATCCATCGGTACCACCTACAACAGATCCAATACCCGAAATATTTAGAATTCCGGTTGGTCCGTTTACTGCGCTATTAATAGCGGCAATTTCTAAACCATTGGCATGTGCTTTCAACATATCGCCACGAAGCATGTTTTCCATTGATATAGAAGTCTGGTTTAACTGTTCCAATGTGTAAGCGCCTGCAACACTCATTCGCTTTGGCGACATTGTTTTTTTGCCGTAAGCAGCTTTTGTAATTGATACAGCATCAGCCTCACCGTGCCATGTAGATGTAAACGAACCGCCATTTATCAGCGGAAGGTTGCCAACTAAACCGGTAATGAACTGAGCGCCCAAGCCAACCAACACCAGGCGATTGCGCAAAGCATCGATATAAATAAGCTGTTCTTCCTGAACAAGGTTTCCGCCATCAGCAGCGGTACCGATATTCTGACCGGTAGCGGCGCGGGTTGCCCGTGCGTTTTCAAGCACCAGCATCGGAACACCAATTCCTTTCAAGGTTTGACCATTCAGGCGGGCTTCTTTTACCGCTTCTTCGTGCATTTCTTTTTCGAAGCCTGCAATGTTACCGATGTTATTCACATAATCGGCAATGGCTTTACGGAAAGAATAATTAGCAACCAGTTCGCGTTCTTTCGAACTCAAACCATTGGAGGCAATGCGCCGGTTTCCGGCTTCAACCAACTCGGCATCGTCGAGCTCGTGCATAACGTTTCGTACTTCAGTGCGGAGTGTGATTAACTCGGCATTCTGTTCGTCGGTGCGCTGGCCGTTATTGGCTAGGTCAGCAAATTTGCTTTGCTTACCGGCGAGATCATTTCTAATTTCATGAACTTTTCTCATGTTGATTTAAATATTAATTGTTTATAATAATTCAGCCGTTAAGGCCAGCTTTGATTGTGCAATTAAAACCATATCGCTGTCGCGGTTTGATTGTTCGAGGTCGCGGGCGGCATTCATCTGATCGATGGTTTGATCTGAATGACCTTCCCCTTCGACTGCTTCGCGCTCAGGGACCGTTGAACGTGTTTTTTTGTTTTCCAGAAGGTCGATCACATCGCGTACCGTCATATCTTCAATTTCAGAAAAACGATAATTACCTTTTAACTGACGATAGATATAACTGATAGCGTTTGTTGCCTGGTCACGCATACTCCGGCGCAATGCATCGGGGTTTGATGGGATATTTACAATCGAAAATTCAAGTAATTCCTGAGCATCGAAATAGTAAGTAGGGTCGGTACCGCGTTCAGCTTCTTCGCCATTTCCCCAGCGACCTTCGCCAAGCGGATTAAATCCAACTGAAGTAGCTTTAAGGGTACCGGCCAAAACTTTACGGAATATCTTTTCAGCTTTCGGGTTGATTTCAGCAGGCTCGAAAGTTACTGAACCGATTAACTGACCATTTTCAACCCATGCGCGGCCTGATCCGATTACATCATCAGGATCGGGAGCATTGCACATATCGCCGCCATACACATTGTGCATGTACCCGACAATTCCGTTACGGTTAAAATTTTCAAGTTGCCATTTATCAACCGGTAAAACAGTGCGGTGGCGGTCTTTTGAGTTCGATGATATCACAAATTCGATGGTCCTGGTCTTTTCAACTTCAGGAGTAAACGCGCGAACTTCGCCGAATGTATGTTTAATTGTTTCCATCTTCGGAAATATTATTATTTGATTGATTATTTTCGTCTTGCTGTTTGAATTCGTTACCGGTTAACAGCAAATTTGCCGGGTATAGATATTCTTCTAAACCTTCTTTCGGGTCCATATTTTCCATGTTCCGAACTTCATTCCGGTTTAACCAACCATCCTGAATTCCGTAATGATAAAACGTTGCGCGGGTAGCCAAAGCACCACGAAGTAACCCGTCAAGATTGAATTTTATCCCAATTTCTTCGGTTTCATTCTCGTAAAAAAGTTTGGTTTCCAATTCTTCTTCGATGCGTTTTACAGTTGGGCGAAGTGAATATTTTACAAACTGCAAATCCTGATGTTCAATATTGCTGAACGTGCTTCTACTAAGCTCAGCAAGCATGTGAGGAGGAAGGTTAAATATTCTGGCAATATCCTGAATTGAAAAAGTTCTTTGCTGAATAAGCTGGGCGGCTTCGGGTGAAATACTGATCTGTTTGTATTTCAAACCATATTCCATGATCGGCGTTTCAAAATTTTTGAATTGCCCCAGGTGTTTCATTATCGCGGTGTATTCTTCATCGCCCAATGATTGCTCTGTTTCATATACTCCCTTATGGTGTCCACCTTTTGCGAAAAATTCGGCATTAAATTTTTGAGCGGCCAATCCCAGCGAAATTGCTTCTGATGAATTACGAATAGGATCAATACCCCACGTTCCATCCTTTGTGGTGAAAAGTTTGAAGTGTAGCATATCGTCACCGGCATACATCCCGGCAAATTCTCCGGTAACTTTGTAATACATTTTCCGGTTGACAATGGTAGGTGTGCAATCGGATGGGTGTATGTGCCAAAGGTTAATCGGGTCGCCATTATTTGCCCGTTCGATAACCGCCGGGGCATTTCCCCAACCATCCAAATTAGCGTTCATATACTCCCAAAAAGTAAAAGCATTCATCAACGAATTTGGTTGACGATGAATCAATCGATGTACCGGGTGATTGTGTATTACTTCGCGCTTTCCGGCTGTTTCACGGATAACAGATTTTGGAAGCGAAGCTATATTTTCGGAGCGTATGCGGATAGCAGCAAAAACAGCGGTAAACTTCATGGCCGTTTCGTGATTTACGGTGACCCCTGAAGTTAAATTTTGCAACTGACTAAAATCGGGTGTGTATGAATTGGCAGGCTGAACGGTAAAACCCCGCTTTTTTGCCACATAATTCAATGTTCTATCAACTAAATTCATACTAAATAGATTTTACTCCACAAAGTATGCAAGTATATTTGACAGCATCAATACGACAATGTCGTATTTTGTACAACATGTTTTTTAAAATTTTGGGCATAAAAAAACCTGATCTGGATGGATCAGGTTTAAATTTTTGGTTCAAAAGCGGATATAGGAGAATTAAAAAGGGCAGTCTGACTTTTTGTTTTGCACTCTTAATTTCGGAACGTCACGCCTTAATTTTTCGAGTATTGCCTCCCTTATAAACTGACTTCGCTTGATGTGATATATTTTTGACAAAACGTCAAAATAATGTTTCATTTCGTCGTTAATCCTAATCGTAATATAATCAGTATTTTGCATCATAATTGTAACACATTTTATGCGTATAGCGAATTTTAGCAACCATTTGCCCACCAAGTTTTACATTTTTTACAAGCGAATGAGTTATTTGTTAGCGTTGTTCTATATCCCTTTGCACCACAATTAGGGCAAACGGAGTTGCTAACATGGTGTATAGCACATTGCTTGTCTTGCTTTTTTGAAAATATTTTCTTAATCCAATTCATATCACTTTTATTTAAGTTAGTGGTGGCAACGTGCCATACACCTGCCCGTTAAGCCGAATTGCCTCCGCTTCGCTACGGCATTCGGCTTAACGGTTTCGCGGATAAACTCAAAACGCATTATTGCTGGGGCGGAGGCAACTCAGCTTAACAGCGAATAACCGAAATTTATCGCGTTCTCTCTGAATCGTTTTGCGTTTCTGTCTTGTTTTCACTGCCTTAAAAATAAAAATCAACTATTGTCATAACCACACAAATGACATATTTGAAATTCTTCGTCAATCTCATCATAATCTCTATTGCAAGCCGGACACGTAGCATGTAGGCTATTTTCGTAATCTTCGTAATCTTCATCTTCTTCCATGATTTTTATTTTTTCGTTGTTTAACAATCCATAAACTTCGTTTATCCGCGAAACCGTTATCGGCAACCTTAATACAGGTTCTCCGAAATAAGTATCGAATCCTCTTCATTTTCACTTGCTGTTAATCCAAATTGGATTTGATTATTTGCTTTTGCAATATTCCACCCTTCTTTTCGGTTAACATATCTATCCAATGAAGTAATAAATCCTTGATGTTCTCTGTAATTATCATCTGACATATCCAGCGATTTAAAATAAGTGTTTACATCACCTTTTAAGTCTTTAATAGTTTGGTAGCAGTTGT